CGGGGCCTTCACGGCCGTCGGCGGGGTAGCCAGTACCCGCGGAATTGCGCGCTGGAATGGCTCGGTCTGGGAATCGGCTGGAGGCGGGCTAGACGATGGGGTCGCCTATCAGGTCGCCATCGGCCCGGATGGCACGGTCTTCCTCGCCGGCGACTTTGACAACATCGCGGCCGTAGCCCGGAACAACGTCGCCCGCTACAACCCGACGACGGATACCTGGAGCAGCATGGGATCCGGTCCGGGCTTGGATGACCTGGCGCTGGCGGTCGCGGTAGACAAGGATGGGAACGTCTACTTCGGCGGCGGATTCGCCAATACCTTCGGCGGTGGCACCGCGCTCAACTTAATCACTCGCTGGAATCCGGACACCAATACGTTCCTGGCGATGGGCACGGGCCCAGGCCTGAATCTCTCCGCTGGTGGAGGCCGGGTCCGGGGGATCACGATCGACTTGGATGGCGAGATCCCATTCATTACCGGTCTATTTGACCGGGCGACTGGTGGGATCGCTGGCGATCTGCGGGGAGTCGCGACCTACAACTTCACGGCCAACACTTTCGATGAGCCGGGGGACGACGGCGCGACCTCCAACGACGTGCGGAGATCGGATCTCTCGCCCGATGGGAAGTTCTATGCCGGGGGCTTCTTCACCCACATCGGGGTTTCGGATGCCGATGCCGTCGCGGTCTACACCCGGCAGGACTGGCTGCCGCTCGGCCGACAGGGAGACGGCATCATCGGCGGTGTTTCGGGGGTCGTCCGCAATATCAAAGTCAGCCACAAGAATCGAGTCGTCTTTGGAGGTGATTTCGATCAAGTCACGGGTGCAGAATTCGCCACGTTTGCGGCCTCTTGGAATGGGACCAGCTTCTCCCATCTGGATCTGGAGCTCCCCGGCCCGACGAACGAGGTCCACGGCATCCTGCTTCTGGATGATGACATCTATCTCGGCCATGAGATCAGCGGAGTCGCGAGCCTAGCTTCCGCCATCCAGACCGTTACAAACCGCGGCCGGGCTTCGAATGGCGCGGTCTTGGAGGTCCTCGGACCGGCTCGGCTACTCTGGCTTGAGAACCAAACCACCGGCCATGTGATCCGGATGGATCTGATCGCTCAGGCAGGCGAGCGAGTCATGATCGATCTACGAGCAGGAATGCACAAGGTGATCAGCGACTTCCGGGGCAACGTCGCTTCCGGCATCCTGCGGGACTCCGATGTCGGGGGTTTCAAGCTCCTCCCGGGCGACAACCGGATCGCCTTCTTCGCGGTCGATACGACGGGCGCAACCGAAATCAGTCTGCGCTGGGATATTCGCCACTGGAGCTTTGACGACATCGCATGGGCGCAGAACACCGGATAGTCGTTCGTACCCATGATGGGGTCTACCTGCGGGAGCTGGAGACCTGGGAGAGCATCCAGTACGGGCGATTCCTGAACAACGTCGGATGGTTCATGATCGTGATGTCCCCCGAGGGCGCCGACGATCTGCCGGATGTGGATCGGATGATCGAATTCTGGCGCAAACCCGAGGGCGGGGAGGAACGTCTGGAGATGGTCGGCTTCTGCCGCTACTGGGATTGGTTCGAGGCCGGGGCCGGGAATGACCGGCTGAGGATTGGGGGCGAGGACCAGATGGGATTGCTCCTGCGCCGGGTCATCGCGTTCAATGCCACGACCGCCCAAGCCGAAAAGACCGACGAGGCCGACGATCTGATCAAAGCCATCGTCCGGGAAAACATGGGATCGCTGGCACCCTTGGACGAGGCCGGGCGCCCGCGGGCGTTCCCGAGCAGCCATTTCGAAGTCATGGGAGACCTCGCCGATGCTCCGACCGTGACCCGCAGCTTCGCCTGGCGGAATGTTCTGGATGTCCTGCAGGAAGTCGCCGAGTCCTCCCATGAGCATGGGACCCCGCTCTACTTCGATATGGAACCGACCGGGGCGGGGACGTTTGCGTTCCGGACCTGGGTCAATGTCCGAGGCGTGGATCGGACGGCGACCGCGGGTCTCAATCCTCTGATCTTCAGCCAGGAGGCCGGAAACCTGACGGATCCTTTTCTTAGGGAGGACTGGCGCGACGAATGGAATTATGTCTACGGTGGCGGCCAGGGACAGGGCACTGATCGGGTTATTGATCCCGAAAAGGATCTCTTCCGCAACGCCCGCTCGATCTGGGCCCGGCGAGAAACGTTCCAGGATGCCCGAGAAGAGGAGACAACCTTGGGAGTGGCTAACCGGGCCTTCGAACGGCTCCAAAAAGAACGGCCGGTGATTGAGTTCCGGGCCGAGCTCTTGGATCGGCCGCAGTCTCGCTACGGGATTGATTGGGGTTTCGGTGACAAAGTGACGGCCAAGTACCGCAATCGGCAGTTCGATTTAACCATCCGCAATGTCCAGGTGACTCTGAATTCGGATGGCGAGGAAACCTTGAGCATCATCACGGAGGTGGATCGTGTTACCGGCTGATCGGGCGCTTCAGGAAATGGCAGGCAAACTCCGGGATGCCCAGCGCCGAATTGAGCGGCTGGAGACGTTGGAACATGGGACGGCCGGAGCCATTGCTTGTTCTCAGTTCATTCAAACAGCAGAAGGCGAGAGTGAGGTTACTTTCAGCGCCATCGATCAGAACTTTCTACATCTATGGCTATGGATGTCTGTTCACTCTACGAATCCCGATCTCGGCTGCGCGATGCTGATGACATTCAATGGAGATACTGGAACGAATTATCTATCCTATAATATCGGACATCTCCGAGATGGCGGAGGAACTGATACGGATGCCATCGTTGCCAGTACCAGTTCGGTAGCCGCAATCCGGATCGGACATTCTGGACCCGAGAATCACCATACCGGATGTGAAGTCAATCTCTATAACTATGCGCTGTTCGAAGGAATCAACGCGCGTCGACCGGTTACTTGGAAATCCTGGGACTTCCAGTTTGGTCCGAGCGAATCATCGAATCTCATCGGAGTACGCCAGGGTGGAGGTCGTTGGATTAATACGGCGGATCCGATCACATCGATCACGATCAGTGCTGGCGGCGGATTTTGTGAGTTTGGCAATTCCAGTCTGTTTTCATTGATCGGATTATGCCCGATATGAGAGCCGCCCTCGTAGATACGAGCCGGTATCAAGGCATGATTGATGCCGTGAAGATCAAAGCCGCGGGTTTCTGCGGGATCATTGCCCGCTGCACGATCGGGCTTGCGGAAGATGGTTCATCGGTCGGGCGCTCTCTTGACTTCTACCACAATGGCCAGAAGCAGGCTCGAGATAATGGGATGATCTTCGGGGCCTATCATGTCCTGTGGCCGGCCAACAAGAACCCGATCCGAGAAGCGGATCATTTCCTGGCCCGCTGCGGTCCGGTCGATCTGGCGGTCCTGGATGTCGAATTGGATCATGGGCTGACAAAGGCCGCGATCCAGGCTCAGGCGAAGATCTGGCTTGATCGAGTGGCCGCCGTCCTGCAGCGCAAAGTCTTGGTCTACTCGGCCTCCTGGTGGTGGACCGTGGCGGCTGGATGGGAGAACACCTATCCGCTCTGGGAAGCGGAATACATCGTCACGATGCCGCGGGGCGGGATCGACATTTCGCAGCAGCCGGAAACCCCTAAGAAACCGGCCACGCTCGCGAAGGGCTGGACCGACTGGGCGCTCTGGCAGTGGACGTCGGGCGGCAAGCCGTTGGGTGCCCAATCGGAGAGCATGGATTACAACGTGGTCAACGCGACCGAGGATCAGTTCCGAGGCTTCCTTGGCCTGACCCCGGCACCGCCCACGCTCGAGCAGCGAGTCGGGATCTTGGAGCGGGAAGCGGTCTCCCACGGCTGGAATCTGGCTCCATGACTTCGGGCCTACTTGTCAGCCTCCCTCAACCTGTGTTAGCGTAGCCCCAGCCTGAGGCGGACCCATCCTGATGGCCGATAATGACGTAATCACCCAACGACTCGAAGCTCAAGAAGTTAAGATTCTCTCTGCGATCGGAGAAGTAAAACAGGAAGTCAATCACATCAAGACCAAGGTAACGGAGAGTGCCGTCATCATCGCCAGGCTGGACGAACGGCAGATTGCTCAACGAGATCGAATGGATGGTTTCGAGGACACGGTGAAGAGCCTTCGGACTTGGGATAAAGCGATTGGTGCCATCGGTGCCATCATCGGACCTGCGATCGCCTTCTTAGTATCATCATTCAAACGAAATCAATAATATGAGGCTGACCGTTTCTATGTGCGTATTGCTCGCCTTTTCTGTCGCCTGCGAACCGGGGACAGAGACCCCGACGATAGAACCTAGTCCGATCCCGCGCCCGACACTGATCCCTCTTCCAACGCTTCCTAGCTATCCGACCCCATTTACCGTTCAGCGGGATCCAGTCTTCAACGAGCCGGTCATAGACCGCACGAACTGGCTGATCCTGGGCGGAGACTACCGGGCGCACCGGGCCAACACCGGATGGGGCAACAAGACCGATGTCATCGTTCTGATTTCCGTCTTAGAGACCGATCCCCTGAATATCTCGGTCATCCAGTTCCCGCGCAATCTCTACGTTCCGGTCCGGGGCCTGGAGGATGAATGGCTCTTCGCGGTCTGGGGCCGGGATGGGTGGACTGGCCTGCAGCTCTATTTCCGGGAGGTCTTTGGGGTTTCGCTCGACGGCATCTTTTACACCGATATGGATCGCTTCGAGGTCTTCATTGATGACTTGGGAGGGATCGCGCCAGTGGGATCACAGCGATTGACCGGGGCCGAGACGCTGGTCTACCTGAGAGATAACCACGCGAACTGGGAGCTCGGGAGTTATGATGCCGAACAGCGGGGCTTCCGGGTCCTGAATGCGATCTGGAGCCGGGGCTTCGAATACGTCACGAGCGATCCAATCGCCGCGGCCGGATTGGCACTCTCGCGCTGGGGTCCGCTCTTGCAGACAGATCTCGACAGCCTGCGGGACTTCTATGCCCTGGCCGAACTCGCCTATCGAGTGAAGAAGACTGAGCAAACCATACGATTCGTCCAGCTGGAGGAACCCTATATCCAGCGCGGGGATACTCCCTTGGAAATCCGGGGCATGGTCCCGGTCTTTGATCTGGAACTCTGGATGAATGACTGTGTGTTTGATCAGATCTGCGAGGCCGATCCGTGAAAGGCGAATGGTTGCTGCCCGTCGGATTCGTGCTAGGCGCGTTCGGTCTAGTGATCGTGATCCTGCTAATGATCAATGAGATGTTGTTCGGAGGCGCGTTTGAGAGACCATGATCAGCGTTTGGAGGCCGCGAGCTGCTCCTAGCTCGCTGGGCACCCCGCCTACTGCTGGCGTTCAGCGCGGTGCTCGCCCCTCTACAATCACCAGCCCAAGAGAAAGCCCCTCCCGAATGGCTGATTCGGAACGTCATTCAATGGCTGCCGCTCGTCGAGCGCTGGCATTCCTATTTTCCCGAACTCGATCCGGCTTGGGTCCTCGGCGTGATCGCTCAGGAGAGCCAAGGGTTTCCCTATCTGGAGGGAGAGGATGATTGGAACTCGATTGGACTAATGCAAGTGATTCCTAGGAGCTGGACAGGGACTGTGGACCAACTCAAACGTCCGGAGTTCAATATCTACATTGGGATGCGGATGTTTTCGGCCACCCTTCGGCAAACCGACGGTAATCTGCGCCGGGCACTCGGAGCCTACAACTGCGGGTTCGTAGGACTTGACGCTGGGCGCTGCGGCCGCTATGGTGGGTACGCGTATGCCGATCGGATCATTGGGTATTGGGTGCCGGTCTTCCGGATGCGGCTTACCGGAGAAGCTATCACTCCCGACCGTGTAGGGGATTGGCTCGCGACGTTGGGGTATCGGTGGGGTTTAGGTCAGTGGTATAAACAGGAGGAGGAGCTGCGTCGAATCTTCTTACGCTTGACTTGGGGACATCCCATCCGAATGGAATAGGAATAGGAGAAAAAGCACATGGAACTTGATCCTGGACAACTGGCGCTCATCGGCATCGCGGCCTCGGTCATCACGGCAGTCCTGAAATTCGTGGCGGGACGGCTGGGGTTCGAAGTCCCGAGCAACTACGCGAAGATTCTGGTGTTCGTCGTGGCGGTCGTGATGGCGGGGATCTGGATGAAGCCCGACATCGGGTTCTCGGAGGATCCGCTGGAGTTCGCCACGAATCTGCTGGCGGCCGCGGTGGCGGTCATGGGTTCGGCTCGGGCGGTCTACGAAATCTTGCTGGGCAGGCTGGGCCTGAACAAGCTCAAGTAAGCGCGGTCTTCCTCCTCCTCTGGGAGAACGGCCTGGGAGCGGCGTCCCGGGCCGTTCGGTTTAAAGCAGATCACGCGGCCCTTTGTGCTTGCGCCATTTGACACATCTCAAGCAAACCTGATGATCCAAGGTATCTTGGAACCATCGATGCAGTCCGATGGCACATAGAAACTGTGTGAAGATCATGTCGCTACCTCCGTCGCAAGGCAACACTCACCTTGCTCATTGAGCAATCGCTGTAGATCATGGGGCATGATGTAGGCGAAGCCATTCTTTCCCCAGCCCCGGCTCCACGAGTTCTTGATCCGGATCAGGTTCTTAGGCTGGCTGATCCCGTTGAGCACATAGGCGTGGCCGCCGTCGATCAGACCCGCAATCCCGAGCACGCCATTCTCATCGGGCTCGAACATGCTGCGATACCAATTGGTCCCGACCACGACCGGCCCGATATAGAGCAGGGCGTCGATCACGTCGTTCACGTCCCAGGTCCAGCGGTACTCGGAGATCAGGCCGAGGGTCTTGAGCACCTTGGCACCGGCCCGGACGGAAGTCCCTTCATAGGCCTCGCCCTCCCATTCGTCCACGAGCTGGGCCTGCGCGTACAGATAGGCCGGGTCATAGAGCGGCGGGGTCTTCGCGCCCTTCGGCTTGTGCGTGATGGGCCCGTCTTCGATGTAGTGGTTCCAGGCATAGCCGACACATTGATTGGTGCCGTCCTGATCCCCCCACCAGCCCGACGCGTTCCAGTAACGGGTCTTGCGGACCGGGACCGCGGCCTTCACCGGGGCCGCGATCTCCCGGATCATGAACGCGTTATCCCGCGGGTCGGGGGCATGGCGGCGGCCGAGGCCGAATTTCGTCTGGTCAGTCATCATCTCTTCCTTTCAGGAGCTGTGAGGCCAAATGTTCATACGGCTCCCAGACGGGCATCGGGCTTTCGTCAATTGCGATGATGACCGAATGGCCGTAGCCACCCGTACCCGTCTTAGGCCGTACAGAAACGATGGTGGCGGTATTCAGAAGGATCCGCGGTTCAGTATTACCCTTTTCGGTCGCTGGCTGAACTTCTATGAAGTCGGTCATGTTGATCCTTTCCAATTAATCAGGAGGACCGGGCGAGGGTCGCGGGGTCAATGTCGGCGGAGCGCGAGGCGTCAGAGTAGGTCTGGGTGTAAAGGTGGGCCGTGGCCTGGGCGTATTCGTCGGCGTCGCCGTCATGTCGATGAGCCAACACTGAACGATGTCCGCACTGACATGAACCTCGGCTAGAGCTAGGCTCAGTCCAGGGCAATCAGTCGTCCAGATCAACGTCAGCGGCAGGTTGGGTTGGGCAAAGACCACGGAGCCGATCAGCGCTCCGGTCGCGATCACGCCAAGCCCTACTCCGAGTTTCTGATTGCGGGTCATGTTTGCTCACTCTGCTCAATGGGTTCGAAGCGACCGTTCTTTCCTCGTTGTATCGGAACCCGAATGACTTGGGGAAGCCCGAGTTTCTTGCGGATGTCGGCCCGTCTGGGTTCATAACTCTCGTTCACGATGCGCCACAAGATCGCCGGATAGAGGCCGTATTCCTTCGCCAGCGCGGTCCAGCTCTTTTCGAGCCGCTCGTTCTCCAGGTGTTCGATCAGAGCGGAAAGGTCTCGTACTGCCCGTTTTGGCATGACCAGGCTAAAACTGCCCAATTAGCTCCATTATAAACGGTACGGATTGGGGCGCAAGAATTAAAAATGCCTTGCCAAGCCTCGCCTCGCCGCGCCCAGCCATGCCTGGCCTCGCCGGATCTCGCCTTGCCAGGCCCCATTATGCCCTACCTTGCCACGCCATATCCGGCCATGTGTTCGAGATAGATGTTGCTATAAACCAAGGCTCGCCGCTCGCTCCATCCCGCTCCCTATCCGCATCATTAATAGCCAATCCGGTTTCGATGGATAGCGCAGGGCTGCGCCGGTCGTGACTGAAGCCTTGAGAGTGCGCGGCTCAACTTCGATCAGCCCGCAACCTTCCGGAAGTTCCGAGGGCAGCGTCATTCCGGCTGGGGTGGCAAAGTAGAACCGGGCCGAGATCGCGACAATGGGTGCCCGCTTCATCGGATCCTTGAGCTCGGCCAGCCAATCGCCGCGGTTTACTTTCACTTCTACGGCTGTCATCCCCTCGCTGCCCATGAGGAAGACGGCATCGGCATAGGAGGGGTTTCCGGTGGGTCCGACCGCCACCTCAATACTCATCGGCATCGAAGGCCATAGCTTCCGCAGAGATTTGAGCACGTCATGGGAGGTCATCCCTTTCGGTTCTCGGATCAGATCCTCGGGATTGATTCCGCCCGCGGCCTGCAGCCCGGCTTCGGTGAGCGTCCACTTGGAGCCGGTCGGGTCTTGGAGCTGCACATAGTCCAGACCGATCAGCGCCCGCCAGGTGGCTGCCCGGATGGTGCCGGCTCGAGACTTGGCGCGGCCGTTTACCCATCTGGGCCCGATCGTCCGCCATTCGCTGCGCTGGAAATAGACCTCGCTTCCCCGCGCGAGTTCCATGAGCACCGCGGCTTGGGCGGGCGTGGGCTTAGGGTTCGGTTTCATCGCGGGCGAATAATGGCAGATTGTCGAGCTGACCGCTCCGGGAACTTGCGCCCGTCCTTAGCGAAGCCTGCTGGTCAAGATATTCTAGGCTGAGATCAAAGCCGATGCCCCGCCGCAGGAGCTGCTTCGCCACCATGACCGTCGTTCCCGACCCCACAAATGGGTCGCAGACGATGCCAGGCACGGCCTCGGCCTGCGTATGCGAATGGTTGCAGGTGGGGCGGTGGCCGAGAACAGTAATATCCGCGTTTACTGTACCGGGCGGGACCCTGGTGGCGAAACCATCGTTGTCATCGCACTCCAGCCTGAGATAGCCCATCCGCTTTGCGATAGCATATCCATCATCATGTTTGCGACCGTCATCTTTCCAATGGTTCTCAACCACCGGCGCCCATCCCTGCCCGCACACCGGGCAGCACCAGCGGGGGCAGGTAGCGAGGATCAGGGGCGCAATCAGAGCAGGCGGAAAGGTGGCGTAGTGCGCCCCGCGATAAGGCGCGGTCGGGATGTGGAGGACGGAGCGGGGGTTGCGGCCAGTGGGAGCTACGTCGTAGGCGCGCCCGGTAGTTCGTTTTCCGTGCTGTAGATTGGCTCCGTGCTTGGAGCTACCACCGAACGTGCGAGAACTGTCGGCGGCATCGGGTAGCGCAAGCCTCTCTTTGACAGCCTCACCGTCCGCAAAATACTGCATCTGCTTGGTCAGCATAAAAACATACTCGTGGCTGCGAGTGTGCCTGAACGAGCCTCGGCGGAGGTGTTGGACTGAACCACCGTCTGGAAGATCGGCGGGGACATTCGTCGGGATGCCCCAGTAAATAGTAGGATCGAGCTGAGCAGATTTCTGCCACCGCCAACCTGCCACACTCTCCG